TTTTACTTAATTTTGCCATTAAGGCAATGATTGTTGAGGCGGTGGAGGGAATTTATATAAACTAAATAGAAAAAATAAATTTCAAAATAATATTTTTATATTTTTATATATAGCTCATAAAAATGGAGCCTCCTCTTTTAGCGCCTCCTCATTAAGTAAAAAATAAGTAAAAATTAAGTAAAGCGGACGGCGGCTTAAAAACATAGTAATATATATAATATATAATATGGAGGCTAAACAGGTATATAATAAAATAGGATATTACAAAAGAATAGGGAAACTGGATGAAGCTAATAAACTAAAAGAAGAATTGAAAAAAGCAAGGTTTAATAAAATAAAAGATAGTATCCAATTAATTGCTGATGGCAAACCAATAGATGATAAACCAATTATTATAAACAATCCATTTGTTAAAGATAAGCAAGAAACTAAAACAGGATATATATATAAAATTGTAAGTGAATCAACCGATAATATATATATAGGCTCAACTATATACAGCATTAACAAACGTTTCAAAGGTCATTTATATGATTATAAAAAACGAAATGATATGATTGAATTAAAAGAAGGAGAAGGTAAAAGCTCATATAGTATTATAAAATATGGTAATGCTAAAGTTGAATTAATTGAAGAAGTTAAATATAATGATATTAAGGAATTACATACAAAAGAAGCAGAACATATATTGTGCAATAAGGAAAAAGTAGTAAATAAACAATTACCATGGCAATTACATAATAAACCCAAATTTGAACCTAAGAATAAAAAAGTTATGATACCTGAGATAACATCAGTTAAATCACCTAAAGCGGATGATAGAAGAGAGTCCGGCTTTAGGTTAAAACCTAAACCGCCTAAACAGAATGATAAGCAAAAGAAAGAAGATGCTAAACAAGATATGATTAATTACCTTAATCAAATTATGCCTAGACAATAAATTATATCTAATACATATGTATATATAAGAATGATACAATCAATTATAATCAATAAAGTTGTTAATATTAGAGATGCTTACAAATGGATAATATCCCATGGATACGAACCTATTAAATTAGATATAACTAAAAACTTTTATAGGTTTAGGTTAGTTAATCCAACAAAAGGCCGACGGTATGCAATGAAACATATAACACCATATATTGAATTTGTTATTGAATATTAAAATTTAAAATATAATTGTATATTATATATATAATTATCCAATGTCATCAGAACACGACCCAATTTTTGTTAATAATAGTCTTACAACCGGTATATACAGCGACCCAGATGAGAATAGCCAGAATCAATTGAGCCGTTTTACATTCTCTTCAGATGATACAATCCTTTATAATCCTGAAATGTATTATATCAGTCTTGCTAGATTTAAAATACATACAGAAAGCATCCCCATGTATATATTTCCAGTTGCGCAATATCCTAATACTAATCCTGATTTATCCCCATTTGTTATTACATTTCAATATAAAACAGATGTAGGAGTTCAATTGCTTGTATTATCCGACAGTGTAATATATGAGAGTCAATATATAGGATTTACGCCGCCTAATATTACAGTTGCTAATGTAAATCTTACGGATTATAACAATTTATTATATTATAGTGTTTATGATGTAGTGCAATTAATAAAGATATTCAATGATAATATAAAACGTATGTGGATTAATTTTTGTGATGCATTAGTATTATTAGGAGTAGTATTAGATAAAGCAAAATATCCCTATTATGTATATGATTTTTCATTGAAGCGATTTAAATTGGTATTAGAAGCAGCATATTTTGACCAGACAGAAGGAGAAACAACTAATGTTTTCATGTATCAAGATTTATTGAGTGCTGATTTATTTGGATGTCCGTATTCGTATCTGACTAAACCATTAAGACCGGCGCCGGATGCATTATGTAAAATGTCATGTTATGATACTAAAAATAATATTGATTCAGGATTGATTACAATGACAGCAACACAAAATACATTTAATATAATGTGTCCGGTATCCCGTATTGTATTCCTTATTGATGTTTCAACTAAATTAGAATATGATATACAGCAGACTAATCAACAAAATGTAGCTATAGATAATAACCAGTATATAGCAAGACCTCAATTGCCTATATTCTTTGATGTTCAAGTTGATGCAGATGCATTTGGTGAGAATAGAAATATAATACAATATACAACCTCTTCTATTGCTCAAAATCGGCTAGTATCATTAAAATCGGGGCCGCCTATAAAAAACTTTACAATTCAGGCTTATTGGTGTGATCAGTTTAACAACCGCCACCCGATTATAGCTCAAGGTAATACAAACAATATGATTAAATGCGCGTTCTATAGTAAAAAGACAATGCTTTTATAAACGTCAAACCATATAAAGATTATAATTATATATATTCTTAAAATAAAATGGAGTTAGTAAAAGGTAAAATATATAAGATTGTTGCAGATGATACAACTAATATATATATTGGTTCAACAGTGCAAAGGCTACTTTGTAAAAGATTAGCTCAGCATAGACACCATAAGAACACTAGCGCTATAAAATTATTTACATATCCTAATATACGTATTGAACTAATAGAAGAGTATAATTGTAATAGTATGAATGAATTACGACAGAGAGAACAATATTATATAAATTTGAATAAAGATATATGTATTAATCCTAATAAAGCATATATAACAGAAGAAGAATGTATTATAAGAAATAAGACAAAATATAAACAACAAAGGAAACAATATTATGAGGATAATAAAGATACTATAGCAATAAAGAAAAAAATATATGCAGAAAATAATAAAGAAAAAGAATGTATCAGAAAAAAAGAATGGGGGGATAAGATAGTTATATGTGATTGTGGTGCATCAGTATCTCGTCAATGCCTATCAAAACACAAAAGAACTAATAAACATATAGAATTATTAAATAATAAACACAAAATTTGAATTACAATATAGAATATAATATTTTATAAAAAATATTATGTAGTTAATATATATATATATCTAGAATGTCTAATATTCCGGGGGGCCTCGCCTTAAGTTCTGTTGTTGACCCAGTTGTGTCATTTAACCATAAGCCTTCTTATATGGTCCAAAAGTCAGCCGTTGAAAATGCATATTTTCAGGTTGTCACTCTATCTAACTATTCGGACTCTCTTCTAAACTTTAAATTGCAGATGAGTAATGCAGATTCACAGATTGCAGATAAGGTAATTCTCATGGAAGTGCCTATTAGATTTAATATAACCGGCTCTCGTGCATCCGGCCTCCCCTTGCTTCAGGATGGACAATTTGGTGTGCGTAGTAATGCAATTACTAAAGCAATTAATAACTGTCAGCTATCTGTTGCCTCAACCGCTCAGATTTCTCAACCTTCTGATAATGGTATTATTACCAGTGCATTTGAACAATCGGCTCCTATGGGTTGGCGTAAGCATTTCGAAACTGTTGATTCTGTTGCATTTGATTCGTGCAGCAATTACGATGATATGGTTGGCGGCCTTCGTAATGTTTTGTCTCTTTATCGTAATGGTAGTGGCTCATATCTCGGCCGTGCAGCTTATGATATTACTGTTGAAAGCAATACCGCAGTTGCAGCATCATTACTCGTTAAATTCTCATTTTGTGTATTTCTTTCACCTCTTCTTTCAACTTTCAGCGTGCAGGGGCCATCATCTCCAGCATTCAGCCATATTGATAACCTTGTGCTCAACCTTCAGCTTCAAAGCCTTGCAACACGAACTCTGGCATTTTGCCGTGATGCTCTTAGCGACCGTCTAAGCATCACAAATATTCAGGCTCTAATCGGCCCTAATAGCGGTGTTGCTCCTCCAGTTGCAACCTTTACAACTTACAATTTGACTGATATGAGTGTGGTGCCTCCAGTTGATAATATGCCTCTTCAAATTCTTGACCGTTATAGTCTTCAGTTTAATCAGGCTCCAGCAGATGGCTTTCGTGTTGTATCGGGGCCTTCTATTACTCTTGATACAGTGCCTTCATATGTTTTGATTTTTGCATCTCATCCTATGTCCAATTATACTTCTCAAGCTCTTGTATTAAATGATGCATCAGTATGTCATGGTAGTCAGCTTACGGATACCTTTTGCGCTATCAATCAGGTTAATCTTCAAGTGGCAGGTGTAAATATGCTTAATCAATCTAACTCCAACACTCTATATAAAATGTGTGTTGAGAATGGCAGCGAACTCCCGTATCCATCATTTGCAGGAACTCCCCTATTGAATAGTGTTTCACCAACCCTAACCTATACAACCGGTGTAGGCAGTGTTATTAAACTTAATTTTGATACTAATATTAAAGTGATGGCAGGCGGCCAGCAGGTATCTCCAGGAACCAATTATAAGTTTTTGTTTCAAGCCAATGTAAGTGTTAAAAACATTTACAGACTAACAAACAACCAGCTAAGCTTGTATTATGTATTTGTTTATCCATCTATCTTGCAAGTCCGCGGCGTCAATGAAAGCAAGCTTATCCAGAGTCCATTGACTCTTTCGGATGTTGCAAATGCGCATCAACAGGTTGCAACAACTCATTATCAACATATTGTAAATCACGATTTGCAAGGATGGGGATTAGCCGGCCGTATGCATAAACTTATTACTAAACATAGTGCCAGCAAGAATACAAAACGTGGCCGCATGATTACTAAACATATTAAAGATGCTATTGCAAATGTAAGCGGCGCCGGTTATACAGGTGGCCGTATGAGTAGTGGCAGCCGCAGTGGCAGCCGCAAAGGTAGCCGTAAATCATCTCTTAGATTTCAATAAATATAATAATTATTTTGTTGTATAATAATATATATCAAAAATGGATTTCAGAGATATTCTATATCCAAATGACCTAACAATTTATTGCCGTAATCTGATAAATTTAGGAAGTAGTTTATACTATGGAAAATCAACAGCATCACAAGAGATAACTGAAGGAGAGCCTGTATTCGCAATTGAATTTAATACACAACTATATAACCGTAATGTAATAGTGGAAGATAATGAAACAAAATTTTATCCAGAGAATGGCACTGTTAATGCATCAGTAGTGGCTGAGGTTTCAGTCGTAGAACCAGATGGTTTAATTATAGACCAGATAGGAGCGGGAATTAAAATAATTCAATATGATAAA